ATTCATTGTAATGGTAAAATTTGTCAATTCATCTTCCATGCCCATAAGATATAAATGAATAGTTGCTATTTTAGTCAATTCTAATATAATAGATTGTTGAACTTTCATAACACTTCTTGAAAAGCGAATATCCATAAGAGCTAAATTTTTTCCATCACCAGTGCTTTCTTCAAAATTTAAAAAAGCTTTAGGTACTCTTAATGCGGATAATACTTTGTTTTGTATAAATTTTAAATCTTCTATTTGATTTAAATTGGCTGCTCCGCTTAATGTATCTATTGGATTGGGAGCATTTTCACTTCTTACTGGAACAAATATATCTTGATCTACGCCTAATATATTTTTACGTAAATCAAGTTGTCCAGTTAATGGATCTACAACTGGAGTTCTTTTAAAATTATTAGCTATTTCTTGAATATAAGCAGGTACATCTTTATCATCTATGCCACCTACATTTATTTTATATACTCTTCTTTCAATACTACGCTCTAAACGATAGATTAACATCATATCCTCCATAAGAGCTAATATTCTCCAATGTCGTCTAGCCTTATTTAATATACTTACACCATAAGGTAAATATAATGAATCATTCAACAATCTAAAATGTGATACTTGCCATGATTTATATGGTATTGGATCATTTTTACCAACCCATACAAATTTCAACTCATCTTTGTCGTTTCCATTTCCAGTCATATAATTATATGGATTTGTTAAATCGCCTTCATATCTCTCTATTTCATAAACTGGTAATTGTCTCCAACCTAAAATGCCTTCTCTGTCATTAATATTTAATAAATGAAAATCGTTTCCATATTTACAAGTAGTTCTAACTATCATTGGTAGAACAGTATGAATTTGTAAACGATTAACAAATAAATCCTCTAGAATACTTTTAATTCTATTAGATTTAGAATATATATTAATCATCATTCCTTTATTATTTAATGTTGTGGCTTCTTCTGAATAAATGTCTAATGCAGAACCTATTTCTGGAAATGCATCCATTAGTTCCGCATCTCTATACATTAATCTAACATTATTTAATCCAGATAGATTAGTTAACTCGGCATCCCGATTAGCCTTAACCCACATTGCAGATAAATATTTATTCTGTTGAGCTTGTAATTTTGCCGCTTCATATTCTTCTTTATTAGAAGTTCGGATAATAGTATTTGGGGAGATAGAATAATTATTTACATGTTTTACATTACTTGGTTTATTATTACCCCATCTTCCACTAAATACTCCATCTAGTTCTTGAAAGAGTGTTTGAATTCTATTTGTATTTTTATTTGCCATTTAATTCATTTTTATTATAAAAAAATATGAAATTATATTATAAAGTAAATGTTATTTAATATTTTGATACATTAGGGATAACATAAAATTTGATATTTTATTTGTATTTTTTTCTTTTAATAATTCATTTTTTATTTTATTTTCATTCACATCTTTATTTAACATTTTGGATGAATAAAATGGAAGAATTACATTATTTTTTTGAAAAAAATGAGATTCATTATTATTTGATAAATTAGCTGCTGTTATCCATGATTTTAGTATAACTTTATCTTTACTAATAGCTGCCTCTAATTTTTTGAATGAAAATTGTAAGACGAAATAACCCATGGCTAAACATGTTAATGTATCATCATGAAATCCAGACATATGATCCATTCTACCATTTCTAAATATCCATGTCTCTAATTCAGTAATTACTCTTTTTGAACGAATAATAATTGCATTATCTCTTAAAGCAGCAGCAAAACCACTTAACATTTGGAATCTAACTCCAGATGAATGGAACCCAGGTAATTTATTACTATCATTTGTTGGAGATTTTATATATCTTGATTCAATGGTAAAGTCTTTTAAATTTGGGTCATCATAATATAAATTAGAATATCCCAATGACATCATAGTTAAAACGCACGCATCTCCAACCCCACCAATGCAATCAACAATAGCAAATGCATTATTATATGTTAATCCATATCTATATGCTATCTCTCCCAGCATATCACCAGGCATTTTACCATAGTATTCCAGTACTTGCTCAATTATAGGATTTCCATTATCATCAATAGCATCAATATCTAATATTTGTATGACAGAATTATCCGCAGCATCTCCCCTTGAAGCATCTATTGGCATTATATAACGGTGTCCTTCTATGGGTTTTTTCCATATCCAAGTTTCTTTAATAATGTCATCAGTAAATATATACGGACGCACATTACGTTTTTCTTGCATCTCTATTGTTTCAGGCGAAACAACATTATCAGATGAACCAATAAATGAAACGTCTAATTCTTGTGCAATTCTTTGCGAATCATTATTAAATTTACGGCACATTTTTTCGTACCATGGTGAAGTTGGTTTCCATCCTTCCGCTTCCAGATTTTCCCAATGTTCTTCGTCGTATTTTATATATCCATCACTATCGTGTTCTTCTTCAAACCACTCTTCTTCTGATATATCTTTTCCATCAATTGTTTTAATAACATTTCTATGCCATTTTAAATATCTACTATATCTTGGATCTTGATACCATTTTAGTTCTGTTATATGATACCCATTTTTACCCATTTTTGCTTGGTTGTATGTGTTATAATATAACTGATCCTTACCATTTGGCGTTGAAATCATAATAATATGTCCACCAGATGCAGTTGTGGCAACTGCTTGAGAAAATACTTCAACTCCGTTATCAATAAAAGCAGCCTCATCAAATATCAACCAAGATACAGCAGAAACTCCACGAGCAGCACTTTCTCCAGATGATATTGCTTTAACAATACAACCATTAAATAATTTTAAACTATCTTTATTTTCTTCTTCAAATATTTTTTTCTTATTTTTATCACTTCTTGGATCTATTGAATAATATTCATCCCCCCAAAACCATCTTGGCAATTGTAGTATAAATTCTTTTATTTTTTTTAAAAATAATCGTGATAAATCTAGTCTATTAGCAACTATTAAAACTGTTTCTGGAGATTTATCATCAGCTAATGCTAAAACGCACGCAATAAAAGCAGCAGCAGTAGTAGTTACCCCAGCTTGACGTGGTTTAGTAGCTAAATTTTCGTCAAATTCTGCTAATGCATTAATAAATTCTTTTTGTTTTGGGAATAATTTAAATGGCACAAAACGACGTGTAGTTAAATCATATGTTTTTAAATAATTCTCGATCATATAAATACGAGATTTATCTAATAAACATTTTAAATATTCTTCACTTATTTGATTGTTTAATGCCATATTATTAATTAATTAAAAAAAATAATCATTTATGTTAAAATCTTTATTTTTGTTTCTTATAACTTCGTTAAAATTTTCTAAATCTAATTCTGTTTTAATATCATGTAATAATTCATTTAATGTATCTTTTCCATTTCTAGTGTTAGCAAATACTTCTTTTAATAAATTATGAAAGTCTTTTGGCTCTTTTGAAATTAATTCCATATAATAATATGGTATATAATATTCATTTTTTATTTCAGTATTAAATTCATTTGATATAATATTCCATAAAGGAATACCTAATAATTTATCCCATCTATTAAATTCTTCTAAATCAGATTTAGATAATATATATTGTATTTCATTTTTATTTATTGGAAGACCATGTAATGATATTAATTGAAAAATTCCTTTTATGGTTTCGTATAATAAAAAAGGAAATATTTTTCCTTTGCTTTCTATAATAATATTATTTGAATTATTATCTATTATAACATCATTAAATCCTAACTTTATATCATCATTTTCTTTATTAATGAATAAATAATATTCATATAATGTTATAATTTTATTATATAATTCAGGTAATTTAGGCTTTAACTTAAATATATCTGTAACATAATATTCAAATTTATTTAAATATTCATTACTTATACCTTCTATTAAAGCATTTAATAAACGTCTTTTATATATTTGTTCATTAATATAATTTATATGTTCAATATCATTAAATTCAAAATTATTATTAATATCGTTTTTATATATAGACTTTGATTCAATATTATTATCTAAATGACAATTAATTTTAATATTATCATTATTAGTTATAGTAAATAATTTATCTACAAATTTATAACAGATATTTTCTAATTCATCTTTTATATTTTCTTCTAATGATTGACATTCTAATAAAAGATTATTTAATTCCGTTTTAATATCTTTTTCATCAATATCTATTTCATTTATTTTGTTTTTTAATTCAATAAATGTTTTATTTAATATTTTTTTTTCAAATTTTTCTTCATCATCAGGTGGAAATGACGGATGTTCACCCAATGAATGATTTCTATTATCTATAACTTTGATAATATGATTAGGTAGCATTATGATATTTTTATTATCTAATAATGCTACCTGTTCTTCTGTTATTAAAATTTTTTTCATTACAATATTTAAAACATTGCTGTTATTTTAATTTATTTATTTAATGAATACCTTCACTATTTCACCAATAAATTTTTCAATAATTCTTTTTTAGTAAAAACTTTAGAATTTTCAAATAATTTATTAAATCTCATTTCTTTTATTTGTCCTTTTGTATATGTTTTCGATGAATTTACCATAGCTGTTTTATCAACAGTTATATTATCTGTGGCTGGATTATATCCTTTTGATTTAATTGTATCCAATTGTTGTTGTATGTTTTGACCATTGGCATCTTCTGGATTAGTTATGTTATAGTTAATCTCATCTAATTTCTTAGCATGCCTATTTATTTTTATATTTGGTATTTCATTAATAATAGGATTATTTCCTAATGATAACGGTGTTATTATATTAATATCATCTTTAGCATGTAATATAATATTTTTTATTTTATTAATATCATCTGATACTATTTTATTATTAATGCTAGGAATATTATGAATA